TCCATAGACGCGGGAATAGCCGTCTGATTGCCTGTATGCCCTCTGCTTTCTTTGCTGGACGCTGCACAGTGCGGAACACAATACCCATGTCTCGCGCTGTATCTTTTCTGCTTCGACCTGTTGACAGCTCCCTGACTTCGATATCATGCGGAGCTAAGTGCGTACCAAAGGTTACAGTGTTCTTGACTGCATATTGCTGTAGCCATTGGATGTAATGCTCCATGCCCTTGCCTGAGTTCTCATAGTAGCCAATCAATCGCAACTCTTTACCATGGCTCTGCATTAGCCAGATGCACATGTTATCCGATATGCCTAAGTCCCATGCAGTGTGAACAGGTAACGATGGCTCTATCGGTAGCCGACAGATGCGCCCCTGTTCTTTTGCCATCGCTAGTTGGTCAGCAAAGTAAGCACCCGGTATCAGTGCTTCAAAACTACCGTAATACTCTTGCTGTATTAGCGCCTCTTCAACGCCCTCGTCACGCTCTTGCTGTATGATTTCATGCGAGATAACCGGCGTACCGTCATCGCGCCGTGTATCGATTACAGACAGATTCTCGCAGAACCAATCAGATGACTTCCGCGCCATGTTATACAGTGAGTGCCCGTGATTCTTACCCCTGGGAGTATAGATAAAGATTGCCCAACCGCCGTTTTCTGCCAACATCGGACGTATGTAATTCCAAGCGTTAGGATCACATAGCGACCACTCGCTAAACACCACGCCGACTGGATTTGCACCAACTAAGTTATCGTAGTTATCGCTACCTGTTAGCTGCCAAGTAGAACCATTCACAAACTCGATAGACATCTCTTGCGTTGAAGTTCTAGTGCGCACCTGTTCGGGGAATACCTGATCGAGAATCTTGCGCCCATAGCCATCAATACCATTCCAGATGGCTCGACGCGCTTGCGTTTGCTTTGGAAACAGATGCCAGTAATTGCCCACTCTTGAGAACAATTGTTTAGCGGTGAAGTTTAGAGATGCGGAGTCTTTACCAGCTCGACGGTGCCAAACAATACAGGCACGCTTGACCCCACTGTCCATTGCTTGAAAGAATGGCAATTGATGCGGTCTAGGTGACCAATCATTCGGGATTGTCAGATTCATACTGTACAAGATTTATCTGTAGTGCGCCGCCATCGTGACCGCTGTGTTCAACAGCTTTAAGCCGCGGCTCTGTGTATTCTGCAATCCTATCCCACGCTTTGCTTGCCCTCTCCAGGTCTTGTATATCGTCGCTCTTCTCAGCTATTTGATTCATCCTGTAAGCATTAGCAGCAGCAGACATGATTGGGTGAAAGTCATCCCCATACATATCCTGCAACCTGTTTAATAAAAATTTCTTGTTGCGCCCGGTTGCGCCTATTGTCCGTGACATAATCGCTGTATCCGCTCTTTGTTTCTTGCCCAGAATGTACTTTTGTTAACAATGTAATCGTTTGGACGTTCTACAATTTCGTAATTAAAAGCTGGGTATTCTTTTTTAAAGAATTTAACGCTGTCCTCAGCTCCACGCCGATAATGATATAAACCATCTTCATACTGAGTACCTTTAAAAAGCACCTGGTAAACCATTTTTTATCCCTATCTTATTATTTTTTTGACCAATTTATTTGCTCATAATTGCTCTCAAACGCAGCCCTCTGGCTCTTGTTTGTACGCCGCCTGTGCTGCCCTTTCCCGCCATGCGTCCAATTCGGAAAGTGGCGTTCGGCTGTTGCCTTGTCCAACTTTGGCCGGTGATCAGTAAACTTTGGCATCTCTACTCCTATCTGTATAACAATTATAACCGAATACAGATAAAAATAGAAAAATCGAGCAGAGGGTAACCTACTAGCCGTTTTTTATGCCTGTTGGTTGCCCTCATTTTTGGCATATATCTTTTATCATTTGATACCTATTTTGACGCTCAAATTTCTGTTCTTTTTTTAATGCAGCTTCTTTCGTATAATTGAATTTTGTATAAGTAATCCCGTTCATTGTTTTAAAAAAAAGATTATGATTTTTTTGTTTTTTCTCGTCCATATTTCACCCCCAGTTTTGGAAATCAACTCTGCCCATCTCACCCTGGGCGCGAGCTTCTAATTGCAGCTTGTGCTGCTCCCGGTAATGTTTAGCGACCAATTTTTGATCACGTTTAACAGTCCTCCCGAATTTTAAATCCTGTGCTTTCTCGTTTAAGATGTCGTACAAGCCATCGCCTAGCTTGAGCAATTGCCGTTGCTGATGTTTGTGCGGGTTAGCAGTGAGATGCATATGGCAGCCGTAGCAAAGCGCCTCACAGTTATCAGAGTTGAACCTGGTACTCCACTTACCGCGTCCGTGGTAATGTGAACAGTGCAGACCCATCCGTTTATCCTGCGGCGTATCCCTACCGCATCTTTCGCAGAACCAGGCAACTCGCTCTCTGATACAAAGCGAAAACCATTTGTCTGCTGATCGAATCTTTACTGCACCCATTTTTTAATCTCCACAAAAACAAGCTATCGATTCATCGTCAAAATCAAATAGCTGGCCCTGATCTGATGCAATTACCTGCATTTTCTGATAACTAGGCTGATCACTTCTAAACCTAGCGTTGATTTTTTTCTCCTGTTTTGCCCACCAATTTGCTAGGGATGGATCATGCTCGACAATCGACTGTTTGATTTTGTATCCTTTTAGAAAACATAGGTCGCAGTTACTTAAAGTGTTAATTCCTGCTGGCGGCATTTTTAAATCAAACGACTGCGCTTCCCAGAACTTTCTAATTTCAATCTCTGTTACGCCATCATCTGCCAAGGGCACTGCGTAGTTATCCTTTGTACGCATCTTAGCTGCGCGTCTTGGCTCATCGGCGCGTATGCCTACCACTGTCAAAAAATCATTACCACCCATGTATCTCTCTATAGTCAGAATTTTTAACTCGCTGGTGCAGAACCTAGCCACCATGTTCGGCAGATAGTTTTTATCCTTAATCAACTGCGCAAAAGGTTCACCGTTTCGACTTGCAGTCTTGTAATCAACCTCAATAAATTGTTTTTTGCCTGTGTATTCCAACCAAGTAATAACAACGCCCCAGTTATCTGCAACCGCCTGCACAAAATCCAGCGTCTGCGGCATCTCTTTGCCAGTATTTGCAAACACAACTTCAACCGTTTCGGGCAATTTAAATTTGTGTGCCTCCAAAATTCGGTAAAGCAGAAATGCTGAAGAGCGCCCCCCACTGAAGGAAATCACCGCTGGCTCGTTAATAAAATATGGATTCAAAATATTTCCTCTTCTAAGCTTGGAAACGAGACTGACATCTGAAACTTCTCTGCAAGATGAAGACTAATGACATCTGCAATCTCGCCAACCTGCTTTGTGTCCAACTCTTTTGTTGACGTTGTTTGAAACATCGCCTTTTGCACTGGCCGCCATATGCTTTGCTTTACAGCATCTTCAGTGAACGGAACTTCAATAGGTCGTTTAAAGAAATCAGATGTCAACGTCATAAAAAACCCTGCATCGTTCAGCGACTCAGCAATCATTCGGCAGAATTTATGCAACGATTTGTTTTGTTGCCTGGTTCTCTTCCTGCCGACTTTGTATTCAAAAACTACGACATCGTTCTTGCTCATCAACTCATCAGCAAAAACCAAAAAATTCTTGCGTTGAAAATCGTTAATAATTTCGTGGCGACTACCCACTAGCCCAGCCCCAGTTCACGCATTTCTGCCATTACCTCGTCCCTGGCATCCAAAGAACGCTGTTTATCGACACCAAGTAGTTTTTGTTGCGGAACATGATCTTTGTGCAATGCTTTCTTTTTAAACAGATCAGAGAGAACACCCAGCACCTCGTCTACTGAGGGCCAGCTATACCTGCCCATCTGCCGTTCTTTAACGATGTATTCCATCGCCTGGTCTATTTGCTCTCGATCATATTTACCAATCTGCTTGGCGTATTGCCGTCTGGCTTGCTGCCGGGCTATCGGTGTGTCGTACAAACTCAACATCTTTGACTTACCAAAAACGCCGTTCATTCTCATAAACAAATACTTTGTCGAATCCTGTTCTGTTTCACTAAAAACTACCTCAGAACGGTTCGTGGTCGTAGATGGTGAAGGGGTCAGAAGATTTGTCAGAACCTGATCCAGTTGGTCGGACGCTTTGTTGCCTATTTTTTGAGTCATCAATATCCCACTCCCGCAGTCGTTCCCGCCAGTTGATTGGATTGCCGTTGACAGATAGCCAGTTGGTTTTTTTGTAGGTGTTAAAGAATCGAAACGTGTTAACAGAAGTCAGCCCTTCTTGAATTGCAAAGTCATTTACATGATCAAAATTCAGCGGAGCTAGAGTAGTAGTATTAAGTTTATTATTAGATTTACTATTGCCTTTGCTACCAGCGCAAGGGGGGGTTGCGTCAGCGCAAGGGGTATAGCTATCAGCGCAAGGGGGGGTTGCGTCAGCGCAAGGGGTATAAGTTATTGTTCTTTTCTTAATTCGCTTCCCTTCATACTGATAAACGATAGACAAATAGCCATCGTTTTGTAGCTCAGAAATAATGTGAGAGATGCGTGTATTGGTTAGCCTGGTAATGTGTGCAAAGTGGGCATTACTGGCGTAACACTCGCTAGTCTTTGTAAGATTCACAACCTCAGACAGGATCATTACTTTCGCTAACGACAAAGACTGGTCGTCAAGAAATGACTGAGTAATCCAGATGCCTTGACGCTCAGACATGGCATATACTTATTTGAGTATTTTGCGTATTCATAAACACATCGTAACACTAAATGGTGTGTAGTAAATACCTTTAATCAAATAAGTTTACACGTAAAAAACGAACTAAAATCTAATATTCAAATATAGTTATTTTTGTCTTGACACAATATTATGTGTTTATGTATGGTTACAATCCGGTAATGATATTGCGTATCATTTTGAAAAAAAAGGAAATACACTAATGCGGCTAAATAAAAATGCTGAAAAAAAACGACCGCCAGTTAACAGTCAACAGTCAACAGTCAACAGTCAACAGTCAACAGTCAACAGTACACTTGAATTATTACAAAAACTTAATTGCGCCGACAAAAAAGAATATTATGATCGGCTTCTTAGAGTATATCCTTCTTTGAAACCAACTTCTGAATGTATGCAATCTCCCTCGCGTGTTCCTCCGGAGAGAGCTGGCGCAAAAGATCGAGAATTTTAAACTCCATCGTTGTAATATTTGGCTTATCTTCAACTGGATCGGCTCCAGTTTTAAGCCAGGTAATGTCGCAGCCAAGTGCATTAGCCAGCTCTACAGCAAAAGAACTTGTATTTTGTAACCCACTTTCAAGCGCACTTATTCTAGTCTGAGTCACTCCACTCAAATCAGCCAACATCTGCTGCGTCATCTTCGCTTCTTTGCGGGCTTTTTTTAACCGTTCACCCATTGCCATAATCTTTAAATTCTCCTTCAACACGAATTGGTGTGGACTAATAATGCCCTCAAAATAAATTATGTCAACTATTTATTGTTGACCTAAAATACTTTTCAATGAAATATTTATTCAAATCACACTAATTAGTGTAGACACAAAGTGTAATTACAATTATAGTTACCGTGTAAATTTAATAAACGGAAACAAATAATGAGTGCACAGCAATTTTTAGTTAGCAGACTCGATCGGCACCAACTAACCCAAGGCCAACTAGCAAAGGCTACTGGTGTTAAACAACAAATCATTAGCCGTATCGTGATCGGTCAAACAAAAGCACATAGCCGCGACACAGCGGTGGCTCTTGCTGAATTTTTTAAGTGCTCACCTGATGCAACCTACGGAGAAAAATTATGAAATCAGAATTAAAAACACCTTATTTCGGCAACGGGCCTATCGACGCATTTGACAGTCTCATTTTCGACACGTTTGGTCGAGCGCCAGCAGTTCAACCAATTGAAAAGCCAAAACTAGCTGACCTGTTGAAAGTCCTGCGCGACCCAGCAATATTTTGGGAAGCATATAGCGCAGATGGAATTGACGAACGCATTCGTAATGCTGATACAAATTTTATGTTTGATTTAATGGAAGCCCTTGAGGGCCAAGATAACGCCAAGCTAGGCGCTGTTGTAGCAACACATATGCTTGGTTACGCAGAACGCATCTACGAGTTACGTGCGTGAATAAAAAGGAAGGCAAACTAGATTACCTGGGCACAAAGCCTCGTCGCTCAATGTCAAAACTTGAATCTTGGGCGCTGGCTTTTCTGACGGTAATCGGTTTGATCTACATCTTTGTTAATTTCTTAGGAGCGTCGCAATGAGCAAAATTGGAGATGCCGTTATTTTTGCCGAACAACTTAGCAGCGAATATGAATTTGGCAAAATTAGTATTGAAGAGTACAGACACACGCTAGAAGAATATCTCGACGTTTCAATCATTGATCCAATTGCTTTTTTTTGTGGCGAGGCAGATCGAATTAATCAAACTCAAATAAAAACTACATCAATCAGCTATCACACCGGATGGCTAGAACGAGATCGATTGGAGAAAACAAAATGACAAACGGAATAATTAAAATACATAACAAGTCGTATAAAACTGTCGCGCTGCGCGTTAATGAATTTATGACTTCACCAAAGCATGAAGGTTGGGCAATCGAGACTCAACTAATAACCGCACACAGTTCGGATGGCATTGCACGATCCGACGAATACATAGTAATGAAAGCTGTAGTGCGTGATGACAAAGATCGCCTTCGTGGCACAGGCTTTGCTGAAGAGAAACGCGGCAGCACAAACATCAATAAAACCTCGGCCCTAGAAAACTGCGAAACGTCAGCAATAGGCCGAGCTTTAGCGTGTGTTGGATTTGCTGGCACTGAATACGCAAGCGCGAATGAAGTCAGTCAAGCAGTCATTCAACAAGCCACTATCGACATTGTTGAACACAACGAGCTAGTGCGTGACCACATCGAAACAATTTCACTGGCTAAAGAACACATCGCAAACGAGGAATATGCGCTGGCGAAAGGCTGCCTCGATGATCTTGATCAAGAAGTAAAAGAAAAGTTGTGGAGAGCGCCTAGTCGCGGCGGGATGTGGACTACGGCTGAGAGAAAAATAATGCAGTCAACGGAATTTAGATTAGCCGGGACATCTGAAGGAGCGGCAGCATGAAGAATATAGCTGAACTACTGGTGCAAGAGTACAACAACCGTTTAAAAACTCTCGCATTTCTCACATTTTATAAAGATTGGGATGGCGATATGGCAATGCGAGAAAAGAACTGTAATTGTTTTTTGACGATCCTTTCAACCGTTGAAGAAACCGCGATCTTAGTGGTCGGCGGCGAAATGTGGGACGATTTTAAAAAACAAAGAATGGGCATAACTGAAACCCACTGGTATGCCAACCGCAGATTCCATGTTGATGGGCAGCCGTTGAGTGATTGGTGGCTCAATAAAATAAAACAAGAAAACGAGCAAGATGCCGCGGCATGATCGACGCACCAGCATTTAATTTATATTCAATCAAAGAGGTAAGAACTATGGCTGTAGAAAATCTAGGAATTGAGAGCTTGGGGGTCAATTTAAATATTGACCTTACAAAGTTAGATAAAAGCCGATTTGTAAAAGGCAAGAACGGCGCAATTTATTGCGATTTGACGATGTTTTTAAAGCCGGATGAACCAGGTCAGTTTGGTCATCACGGTGGCATTCAAATCAAGCAGAATGAAGCCGAATCTGCTGAACGCGCAAAGATGCCATACGTGGGGAATGGGAAGGTTTTTTGGGCGAAAAAGTCTGAAGGGTACTCTTCCCCCTCTTCGCATCAGAACGTCGATTCTGGGGCTGCAAGTGCTGCAAAAACGGCACTTGTTGATGACGACATACCCTTCTAGGAGAAATAAAATGAATCAACGACAGCAGATTTTAAAATTTTTGGAGTCGGGCAAGAAACTCACGCGGCAAAGAGCGATAGCCGAACTTGGTATTTTTGAAGCGCCAGCGCGAATTTCTGAGCTGCGGAATGATTTCAAAATTCCCATTGAAACGAAAATGATTCGGGTTACAAATCGATATGGTCGCGGAGTGTCGGTAGCAGAATGGACTCTTGAAAATGTCGGTTAAATTTTGGCTATCAACTACTGAAGTGATCGAACTGACCGGGGCAAAGTCCCGCGCAAAGCAATTGAAAGTGCTTGAACATCTAGGCTACTCTTACAGAGTTAGGCCAGACGGCACTTTTATTGTTCCTGTCGAGCAGTTTACTATGACCAAACAAAAAGAGTATGCAATGGATTTCAACGCCCTTGGTTAAGCGTAGCACCAAAAATAGACAATACCCGAAAGGGTGGCGTGTTAGAAAACAACGCCGTCTGTACCGCATATGTTTTAGAACATCAGATTTAAATAAACATTTCTGGGAAAACAAAAGCGAGTATTTGTTAGGCAGCGGATCAACCCTTGGGGAAGCAGAAAAACAAGCATATCAAACATGGCTTGCAAAAATAGTTACCACAGACAAACCCTACACAATGGGTAATTTATTTGATCGCTATCAACAGCAAATTATTCCAACAAAATCAAAATCAAGCATCGAAAGCAATACAATTTCTTTGACGCGATTAAGATTGGCAATAGATTTAAATCAGCCAGTAGTTACTTTTGAGCCACACCAGGCATTTGCCTACAGAGATTATGTTCACACGCATTTGAGCGCCAAACGCGCTAACCTTGACATTGAATGCTTATCTCATATCTTCACAAAAGCAATCGAATGGGGAAGTAAAGTAAGACACCCTATTAAAAGCATCGTCACTAAAATCCCAATACCCTCGCGTGATCGCTATATAACTGATCAAGAGCTGGATTGGTTCTTATCAACCGCTAATAATTTTTTAAAATGTTATGTCCCACTCAAACTTGCAACTGGCAAAGACCAACAAATGTTGTTGCGCGTCAAATTGAGCGACATATCTGAACACGGTATATTTTTCCCACAACGAATAAAAACGCAAAAAGGACGAGGCAGTATTTTGCCATTTCAATATGAAGGGCAAAGCACTGGGCTGAAAGAATTAATCGACAACATTATGGTTTGGCGAAATAGATATCTTAAAGTGCAATCGTTTTATTTGTTTTGCTCGTCTTATGGAAAGCCAATGTTTAACGAAAAAACTGGTAAAGCACATAATTTTAAATCGCAATGGCAACGAGCGATGACTAAAGCAATAGCATTAACACCTTTAGATGAAAAATTTACAGAACATGATCTTCGCGCAAAGACTGCATCCGACATAGAAGATGCAGAAAACGCAGCGCAATTACTGCAACACTCTAGCGTTTCAACAACTCAAAAAATTTACATTCGTAAGCCACAAATTGTATTGCCTTTTAAGCGATAAAACGTACCCATGATTTTTTTAAGTCACGGAAATATATAAATAAAATATTGCTTCAGAAGTGTGCGTAATGGGTACGCTATTTTTTTAAATTATTGATTTTTATATATTAAATAGCAATAGCATACTTGGCTACGAACCGAGCGGTCGCAGGTTCGAATCCTGCCGAGTGCGCCAATTTACTGGGCTGTAGAGCAGGTAGAATCTTAAAACGTACCCATTAATGGCAAACGTACCCATGTTTAAGGATTAAATCCTAAACCCAGCCACATTTCAGCCTCTGCATCTCGACGTGTAATTAAACCTGGTAGTATCTGTCCACCGCTTTTATTCCATCTTTTCATCTCAAAAACAATGTCGCCATCAATGTCTTGATTGATGACTTTTAGCATGGTGGATTCTTTTAAATTTGTACCGCCCAGGTTAAACACCCAGCTCGACAGTGCGTCAAACTGATGCTGTTCCAACGGCACATTTACTAGACGGTGTATATCCTTTGCACAACTGTGTAGATCGTCGTCTAACCACGTTTCTGCTTGATCCTGGTCTATGTAATCACCTTGCTTTACACCGCTTGTATGACCCCATCCAAGCGTCCACACGTTAGCAGAGCATTGATACGCCGTTAGTCGTAATCCTTCGAAATGCTTTACCAGTTTTTTACAATCTTTAGAGGCAATCATTTGCCGACACCCTTCACTCGCTCTAGGCTACGAAGCCCACCTAAACCAAGCATACCCATTAGAACAGGGAGCATTGTTGATGTGTCTGCCTGGGGAACAACAATGCCAAAAGGGGCCGACAATGGACTAATTAAAAAGTTAACCGCAAACCCGGCAACGCATACCCATGCGGTCGCGGGTCGCCAGCTAGATTGGAACCAGTTTCCTTTCGCCTCTTCTCTGTTAACCGCAATTTGCGCCAGAGCAATTTCTTGCGCGTGACGCTCTGACATTGTAGCAATCTCGTGAGCAATCTTCTGTTTCTGATCTGCATCTGGAATAAACTTATCTAGTAAACCTGAGACTGGGCCGATCAAAGCATTAACAATGCTCATCCAAATTTCCCTGCCACAAACAATCCGATGATCAAAGGATAAATTCCCCAAAGCATTAATTCCAAACGCTTAAACTTTTGGCTGCCCTCCTCCAGTCTTCTCTCAATATTCTCATAGCGAATAGAACATTCTTTTTCATGCGCTTCAATTTTAGACATAGTTTCTTTGACGGTAGGCATTATCCTTTTATCCAACTGAGGCTGTCTTCATCCCAATAATATCTGCCGTCTTCTGGCATAGGTGTTGGCGCTTCCCAGATGCAAGAGTCTTCGTTTAACGTCCAGCTTGGGTATGGTTGCGGAGAGTAAAAAGCATCACGGTCAGAATCGTATGTGTTTCCAATACCAGCATAGTTTTTACGCAACGGAGTTTTGCCGCCAGAATGTACGCCGCCGTATGTGTTGTAACTTGTCTGCACCCATTGACCATCAAGTGCGTTAACCCAATCTTGCTCTGCAACAATAACTTGAGTAACAATATTATTAACAACTTTGGCAAAATGACTCATTCTCCGCCACTCCCAAACGTGCCTGAACTTGTAAATTTATGATAAATGTAACCCCCGCTTGAACTAACAGTGCCACCTGTGCCAATTTGAGCGTCAGCTTGGTAGCGTATGATGACAATACCAGACCCACCGGCAGAACCGGCTTGGCTGCCAGTGTAGACGGCTCCACCTCCACCACCGCCAGAATTTACGTCAGCCGCAACTGACGGATCATTTACCTCTGAGCCTGTTTGATTTGACCATCTATGACCTCGTCCACCGCCGCCTGTTCCCCCATTGCCAAACACGGCACCCACATATCCCGCACAGCCACCGCCGCCGCCGCCCCCGTATGGGCCATCAAGAGAGTCTGGCGCACTACCCTCAAGCCATTTGGCTCCTGCGCCGCCGTCACCGCCATTATAGTTATTGCTTGATCCAGTGCCGTTAGAGCCAACCGCTGAAGCACCGCCCCCACCGGCTCCAACGCCGTTTGGATTGCCGCCACTTACTTTAATTGTTGTTCCACCGTTGTTACCTTGACCGCTACTACCAGAACCAGCCGACTGATTGTTGTTGTTTCCCATTCCAGCCCCGCCGCCTGACCCTCCATCCGCAGCATCGTTGTATTCTGTGCCGCCTTGTGTTCCTCTGCCGCCAAATCCACCGCCCAAAGAAGTTTGGTTAATGCCTGTTCCAACGACTGAACTATTATTTCCTTGATTACCCGACGCATTACTCGTTTGAGCGGCACCTCCGGCTCCAATCGTTACAGTATAATTTGTAGACAACGGAATTTCTGACGCTGTAAGCGCTCTAAATCCACCAGCACCGCCGCCGCCAGAGCCAATAGTGGCACCGCCGCCCGAACCACCGCCAGCGACAATTAAAAATTCAATATCATAAGGGCCAAGACCACCGCCAGCACCTACGCCTTGACGCTGCGACCAAAGCTGCATATTTGCCAGTATCATGCGATCAGCGCAAATATGTTAGATGCAGTAGTAGACGTAGCTTTAACTCGCGTCACTCCGCAAATAAAATAGAAGTTGTCAGGAACAGGTACAGTAATTGTGTCACCTGTTTTGGTAATAACAACGATGTTTCCAGCAGTACCTACGTACAAGCCTATTGCCGTGTTACCAGTGCCTACGTTGTCAGAACCATCACTTGGAGTGACGCTTACCCACGTTGATACTGAACCGTTTAAACTTGCGCCTACACCCTCAAATGGATTACTCATCTTGCACCTCATAACCGAATATTTTTACGTCTTGTGGATTGACCATGATTGGTTCACACCACGCCTGTACCGCCCTGTAATTCTCTTGTCTCTGACTTAACTGCCGCGCATCATTCAAACAATGCCTCTGGTTAATCCAATAGCTTGTTAATATTGGCTCTTCTCCTAGCACTACATATAAAGCAAAAACGATGATGTTCATTCATCGCCTAATCTCTGGTTGGCTGGCGTTGCAGTAAATTTAATATTGCGCGTGTATCTCCCTTTACTTCGCTTATATCATCAACAGCAGTTTCAAGCTGTATTTCGCTGCGCGTCATTTTGTTCTGCAATTCCTGCACCTGATCCTCAATCTTTTCTACATCTTCCGTTAGCTCTTTTACGTCAGATGTAG